GGTTAGCTCAGTTATGGTCATATGACCACAACTCAACTGTGGATATATCACCATAATTCAGTTGTTGCGATATCGAAACGACTCAACTGTGTACATATGTTCATACTTCAATTGTTTCGATATCAAAACGGTTTACTTCTTCGCACCAAATCCGCGTTGGTCTATTACTCGTGTTTTGTAACTGTGACAATTTCGGCATAAAGCTTGATGATTAGATTCAACCCAGAATAGAGGGTCTGCCTGTCCGTTCTCTACTGGCTTAATGTGGTCTATTACCGTTGCTGGTGTGTAGATTCCTTTCTCCAAACACATTACACAAAGCGGATGAAAGCGTAAGTATTGCGCGCGGTACTTGCTCCACTTATGGTCATATCCTCGCGCGCTACTGCTGGCTCTTGTGTCTTTGGGCTTATGTTCTTCGCATCTACCGAACTTAACTTTGTTTTTACAGTTAGGATAGCTACATCGTCTTAATGGTTGATATGGCATATCGGTTACTAAATTCTTAGTAAGCGCAAGGCTCACGGTAAACATCCCATAGAGATTTAACAGTCATAGGGATAAGCGTTTGAGGGGCATCCGTTGTTATTTCTCGGTTACTGTATAAATGCCCGATATACATTAAACAGCCCACTTTTATAGCTGGGGTAAAAGGAACGGTGTTTTCTGTTTCTTCACTACCAAAGGTTTTGCCTATATGCTTTTGGCATACTTCAAAGGCTGCTACCTTATAGCTCTCGATTAAGTCATCATCTAAATCATGATCTACGTTTAAATGCTGCTTAATTTCTTCAAGCGTTAAATCAGTTTTTTCCATTGGTTACCTCTTTACAAATAAGTTGTAATTCCCTGTGTGATTCCTTGCTATCAATGATGCTGGTTATTTCTAAGTTGCGATTACCGTATTTCACGCGCATTGTGTTATCCACATTCGTTCCGTATCTAATACGGATTCGCACAATGTTTTCATTCGTTACGCTTGCGCTAGCAAAGAACTCTCTACCCTGTAACGGTTCAACCGCTGCGCGTATATTCGCAACGGTTTTCCACTTACTTACAAATCCGCCATAATCATTAGTTTCGTTTACTTGTTTTTGTAAACTTATCGCCTTGTTATATTTACCGGCTCTAATCATTCTAGGCATCGTTCACCTCGTTTTCGTTTACGCTGTCATTGCGTTTAACTTCTACGGTTTGTTTCCATGCTTGGCTGAATTCATCACCGCCAGCATAAGGCGGCAAGCCTTCACGTCTGCGCACTTCATTAGGTGACATTACGCCCGCTTTAATCGCCACATCATAGCTATTGAAACGTTCGTTTTGACTGGTGCGGAGTAAGTCGCTTGTGTCAAATTCGATTAAGTGCCGTTTCTTGCTACTGCTCGTTAAGTCAATCATTAAGGCATCTTTAAGCTGTTGTTCAAAGTTAGTCAGCCATGGGCGCAAGGTTTGTGATAAGAACGCTCTACTAGCCTCACTGAAATTCGCATAACTACTATTTGAATAGTCTTGTAGAAAAATCGGGCTTATGTTGTAGATTCGGGCTATATCGGAAATTGTGAAGGTTCGACTTTGTAACCATTCGGCATCTTGGTTTGTCATGCCTAATTGTTTGTATTCCATTGAGCCTTCAAGGATTGGTGTTTTGCCCGCGTTCTTCGCGCCTTTGTAACGCTCTAAGGCTTTCACTGCTTTCTGTGCTTTCGCATCGTCTAACCATTCAGCCGTTGAGATTAATCCGCTTGCCATCAATCCGTTTTTCATAATTGATGCGCCGTGTCGTTGTTGTGCTAAACCTAGTCCAATCGTTTCACGGCAAACTGTCACAGGTGAACGCCCCATAAATCCATCAAGGGAACTATGGCGTAGGTGTAACATTTCATCTTGAAGGTAGTTTCTAGTTACTCCGTTTAAGTCCGTTACTTGGTAAATATGTTCGCCTGTTACTTTACGGAAGATATTTACTTCGCTCGGCTGGTAAGGTGTAAGGCTTACAGGCTCGCCCTTGTTATTCCACTCAATCACTGCGTAAGCATTACCAGTTAGCAAACAATGGCGCATCATCGTATATTTGAACTGGTAAGGCGTTTGATTTCGGTTAGGCATTTCATTTAAAAGATATTCAACCGGATGACGGTAGATTCTTTCGCGGCCATCTTCTTTCAGTGCGTACAGATAACAAGGCATAGATGCTACCGCCTCGGCAATCACTGTTACGGCGTTCATAACCGCTGGTAGAGCCTCTGCCGTTTGTGGGCTGACATATTCGCCCGCGCCTGTATTATTTACGCCCATGTAAGATAGGAATTCATCAATAGTGATTGGTTCGCTGCGTTGCTCTTTTCGTCTAAAAGGATTCCACATATTACGCCCCCATTACATCAACCCACTTGCTTAAAAGTGCGGTAGATTTATCTTGCGTTTTTTCTTTAGCGGCCACCATCGAACGCTTAGCGATTTCAACACTGCTTTCCGGATAAGCTGGAATACTTGTTACGGTAACTTCAAATAGCTCCGCTTTAATCACTGTTCTTTGATAAGGTTCAACATCAAATTTCCATTCTTCTTCCATCGCTCGGAATCCGAAAGACATCCCTGTAATATCACCGCGGGAAACGCTAACTAATAAATCTTTTCCGATTGTTGTATCGGGCGGAGTTAGTTCAAAGCGTAAGCCGATTGAATCTTCTTCTAGCTTTAATGTTCCCGCACTTGTTCGACCTAGTAACTTGGTGTAGTCATGTTCAAAGAGTGCGCGCACATCTTCGCCACTCGCTAGGCTGTCACTGAAAGCTTTAGGCGCAAAGGATTCCACAAAATCACAGTAAAGCACTTGTGAAGGGCTATTCCATTTCACCGCATAACCGACTAGCTTTTGATTTTCTTCATCAGCTGAAAGTGTTGCGGAACGGATTTCAAATTCTTTATTCATATTTCACCTATTAAGCAAAAAAAGGGGCTTTCGCCCCTCTATGATTTATGCTGTTGTCTCAATCACTTTGATAGCGTTTGAATCTACTACGCCACCGCCTAAATATTTATCGGTGTGAACTTTGTAGAATCCCGGTTCGGTTAAGTTGTCCGGACGGGTTCGCACGCCTGTTTCGTGATCTACAATGAAATATCCGCGTTTGAAGTCACCGAAGGCAATTACTGCTTTATTTGCTCCACCTGTCGGCATTGTTTCTAAGAAGTGGACTGGACGACCTAATAATGTTGCTGGGGCATCAGCTGTTAAACCATCGCGCCAGATATAATCGCCGTTTTTGTTTTTAAGTTTTTGTAATGCTGCTGCAATCGTTGATGACATCACCCAAACCGCATTTTTACGGTATTTGCTATGAAGTGTATAGAACGCATCGATTAAAGTATCCGCATCAATCTTCGCTACACCAGCTACTTCAATTTTTTGAAGTTTGCCAAATTGGCGTACTTTGTCATCTTCGGTTGTGCGTTGATAGGTTAAGAATCCTTTTGATTTCTTGTTACCATCACCGGAAGTTAAATCTGTTTCTTCTGTTTCTGTGAAGGTTTCAGAAATTTCATCAGTTAGCCAACCTAAAACATCAATGCTTGAGAAGTCTAAGATTTCTTGTGTAGTCTTAGGATAAGCATAGATTGAATTCAAAGCGATTGTTACTTCATGAAGTTTCGGGCTTGCTGTGCCGTTGCGTGCCGTGCCTTCTGTTCCGTGTTCTACTGCTGCGCCGCCAGCCGAAACTAATTTTTTGTATTCTTTCGCTCCAACCGGTAAGCGTACTACGTTACAAAGTTGGCGCATTACGCTATCGTCTGTTAAGCGTTTCATTACATCTTTGTCTAACTGTGGGATAACTGAATAGCCGCCATCTTCACCGTTAGCCGTAGTTAAATTGCGAAGTTCACCAGTTTTTACATAATGGCGCAGTTCATCATTTGAAAATTGTTTAGCACTACGTTGCTCTACAGGGCTAACATTGCCTTCAAGGCTACGTTCTTCATCTGTTACAGTTTCATATTTACTGATTTCTGCACTAATCTGCTTGCTTGAATCTTTTAGCTTTTCAAATTCCACCGATTCAGATTCATTTAATGATCGATTTTCTTTTTCTGCTTTTTCAAGCATTGAGCGCATTTCTGCGACTTTTTCCGCCTTTTGTTGGCGTAACTCAATTAGTTTTTTAAACATATTCATCTATTCCTTATGAGATTTTCTAGTCTAAATTTAGACGACTTTTATTAAGTCAAAATATAATATATAGCGTTTCGATTATTAATTAAACACCTTATTTTTCAATAGTTTAGTTGCGTTTAGATGCGGTAAGTTAAGATTGTTTGATTGCTTAAATTTTGAACAGGTAGAGAGTAAATATTCTGTATTGAGATATCTTTTTTTGATTGGTGAACAAAGGTGAACAATGGTGAATAGTTGGTGAACAATAAAAAATAATATAACTATATAATAAATAAAGAGTTTTAAGGATTGGTGAACAAGGTGAACAGTTTTTCTATAAAATTTTTTACACGCGGCTTATTAGTGGTATTATGGCATCATAAACTATCATTGATTTGTGGTGAATTTTAATTTTAGTAACAAGCTTAGTAACAAGATTTTAGACTTTGAAAAATAAACGTTAAAAATCAATATACTACAAATGAATTCGGGTTCAGCTAGTCGCACCACCTATCAAAGCCAGTAAATTTCTACTGGCTTTTTTATTTCCTAAAACTCACTTCAAAAACAATAACTTACCAATCATTAATTCAATCCACCGCTAAAATCTCAAACCTAAAACATTGCCAACCTTTAGTTATTTTTGTATATTTCTCGCAGTTAGTTACACCACACAATTTTATTTTCTTTATCTTTGTGAGGTTGTAACAATGGTAATAGTTGACTATAAATATTTTATAATAAAAGTTTCATATCATTAGTATGCAAGAGAAACTAGAATGATATAAAAAAATATTGTTATATTTTTACTCACATGAGGGGAAAAAATGATAAAAATTACAAGTGATCAAGACTTAGTTAATTTTATACATAATATAATTAATGACAAGGAACTAAACTTAGATAGTAAATACTTTGAATTACCAGATATTGAGTTTTCTAATTATCCAAACTTAATATTTAACGTTAAAGGGAAATCTTATTCATCTACACTAACAACTCCTTTACTTAATGCTCTATCCGGATTAACTTATGAAATTCAGAAGTCATATTGTTTGATTAAACATCAAACATCAAATCTTCTATACTTAACAGTGGAAGATAAACAAGATATTGATATAATATTTAAGATTAAAGAAGGTTCATCCGAAGGTGAAAGTGATAATTCAAAAATAGCCAACGGAATATTTACTATAATAAAAGAAGGAATGGAAGGAATGAACGGCTGGCAGAAATTAGTCCTCCTAGTAATTTTTATCGGTGTTATTGGTGGGCTAGGATATAAATGGTTAGATAATCAAGCTGTAGAATCTAGTGCCCAAATGAATACGCTAGATAGAGCAATATCATCTCTTGCTGAAAGTAATAAGGATGCTCTTTCCTTGTTAAAATCTTATGGAAAAACTGCTCTCTCTGAAGAAATAACCACTCATGCCGAAGCGGGTCAAACCATATTTTTTAAAGAAATAGCGAAAGATCCAAATGCTGAACAAGCAACATTAAATAAATCAACAATAAATAGAGAGCAACTCGATGAGTACAAAAAAAGAATAACCAAACAAAAAGAAAAAACACCAAAAGTTGACTTATTTATCATTAAAGGAATTGAAGTCTATGCTCCATATATAGAAGCAAATATTGACATATCAGTAATTAGAGAAGCTGATGACACTGAATTTACCTTACGCACATCATTAGAGCTAATGAGTGAACAAGAGTTAACAGAATTAAAATCAGCTTTAGGCACAAGCAATCTAATCAAAATAGCTTATGAAGAAATAAAAGAAAACGGAAAAATAACTAAAAGCCAATTTGTTAGAATTGAAAAATAATACAACCGCCACTATGGCGGTTTTCTTTTACCTAACATTCAAAAAAACTCATCATTATTTACTAATTTATAAGATAATTCATTAAATTCCTATAAAAACAGCCACGCCAGAATTACACTAAAATAATTTTATCCAACTGATTTATAATGAAATTTAACTGCAAGCTAGTCGCACCATATTGCAATCCCAAGCTTTTTAG